TGAAGTCTTTGTCTTCAACTTTCCGTCCAAGAGTCCGCACACCGACCATCTTCTCGACAACCTTGCAGTCAAATCCAAGATTCGCAGGTTCAAGAGCCTTCACATTGCCGAAATTTTGATGTATTTTAATCGAAAAGATACGGTGCCCATCTTTGTATCGCACCAACTGTACAATGAATGGAACTACCTGTATTACGAACTCATGTATTACGGCTTTCCTCTTGTTCATAATTCGAATGCCTTCAAGGACTATGGGTATTTTTATTCCGATGTTGATATCGCCGGTTGCTCTTCTAAAATTGAAGAAGCCTTTGACTATCACGGACGACAATGTTTGTCTCAAAGAGACGCGAATCGAGCGTTTTTGAAAACGATCGATCCAGAGGGTGCGGAAAGTCAAACGGCCTTTCGAAACTTGTTGCGGGAAGACTAATGTTTATGTCTTCTTATGCTTCTTTGTTTTCAGTTTCGTTCGTAAAGCACGCATCGTATGTCTGACATTTTTTGGTGCCCCCTTGGGGAACGACAAATTGTCGCGATTTAGAAAATTGTAACTGCTCCTCCAATTTGTCAAGCCATTTTTCGCACACGTGTCACCCATCTTACAATCGTGAGCAGCGATGGTCGCCACTAGAATGTCTTGAATTTCCGATAAGAATGCTGGTTCTAATGCGTCGGGGTTCAAGGTCAACGAATACAGAAACTGCATAATGTCGCGACTCGGCTTGAAGCAGGTACTGGTGTCCGAAAAATAGTCGCCTCCGCGAATGGTCAGCCCGTTCCACGTAAGGCAGGACATACCAAAATCAATCAACTTGAAGACGCGATGTCCTCGCTCATTCTTGATATACATGATGTTGTCGCCCTTCAAATCGCGATGCGAAAACTGAAGTGTTTTTCCGAAGAATTCGAGCATCTTAGTGATTTGAACAATCGCGTCGGGAAGAATCTTGCTGATGTCCTTGGGAACGCGATCGACTAGGAGGGAATCGAGGTTTCCACGCATCAGTTCGCTACGAAGAAAGCCCTGTTTCGTAGTCGCATTGTAAGCCACTTCGTAGACGCGAGGCACGTAGGGACCCTTTGCTTCGTCCTTGCTGGCGTCGGCCATCAAGATCTGAATTACACACTCCTTGATCAAGAGTTGGGCGTCCTTGGGTGTTTTGATGGCGTCCAAGAGTACCTTGAGGGCAAAGGGGCGGTCCTCTTCATCGACGACGTGATAGGTGACTCCGTAGGATCCTTCCCCCAAGGCTTTCTTGACCGTGTACCGGACGTCCTCCAGAATGAAAAAGGTGGGCGTTCCCAAAAAGGCGTTGGACGACCCCTTTCGAATCAGGGCCTCGACACCGAGGTCTTCCAAGTGGGTGTCCTTGGTCAGGACGCAATTGATTCCGTAGGGCGTCAGGTCCATCTTATTCTGGATGGATATTTTCATATCTCTTCCAGGATAGGTATAAACCCTAGTGCTTTCGAGTTCGTCGAGCACGGGATTTTTTGGAGGACCTATGGACTGAATTGCGGATCCTCCTTCCTCCTCCAGCAAGTCTATAGGTCCCGGCTACTCTTAGCATAATTTCATCTGCCAACTCTTGCATACCTTGAGGAGTAGCCCCATTGGGACCTTGCCTAATTTCAATCGTTGCGGGTCCTCGTTGACCTCGGGGAACTGTAATGATTCGGTATTCTCCATCGGGTCCGGCACGTAACAATCGTGCGTTGGCATAACTTCTAAGAGCTGCTGCTGTAGCACCCACACCAATTATTGATCCAACTTTATCTTCTGGGACATGTAGTCGAATCATAGGTGCGGGTGCCACATAGGCAGGTGCGGGTGCCACATAGGCAGGTGCGGGTGCCACATAGGCAGGTGCGGGTGCCACATAGGCAGGTGCGGGTGCCACATAGGCAGGAAAAGCAGGAGCAGGAGCAGGAAGGTTTCCAGGTTGAATGTTCAAGAGGGCACAATAGACACGAAATAGTTGGATGTTGGACATTCTTACAGCATCGGCAAATCGTTGAAGAGGAGAGTTCTGAAATCGCGCAATTCCCAAGGCCGCATTCGCTTCCACAACCTGATTTGGATTCGCACCGTATCGAACAAGGAGGCGGATCGCCGTAACAAATGGTTGTATGTCTCTGCCAGCATTGACGGCAAGAAATAATGATTCTATCAACGACTTTAACGGTGTATATCCACCTCGTCCAACGGAATTTGGATCAACGCCATTTTCCAAACATCTGTGTAATACTCGTAGGTCAGGTACAATACCTCCTACTGCTTCAACACGTCGACGAATCGCACGGAATAAAAGTCCCATCGGACCGTTACTCCCCTCTCTCAGAGCTTCGGCAGCAATGGGTACATTAGCTTGGTCTAACCTTACATCATTTTGAAGTTCTTCAAACATGGTTCTGTAATTGTCTTCTCGAGTAAGCCTGCGTACGATCTCTCGTGTGACACCCTCTTGATTTATCGCAGTTCGTCGACGATGCTCGATCTCTTCTTGAACCTCTGCCTGTTTTTGGGCTTGTGCGATTGCTGCTCGCTGTGCCGCAATTTCTTGTTCGTCTACTCGTCTTCTCACTTCTTCTTGTCGTAGCCGTTCTGCTTCCCGTCTAGCTGCCTCTTGAGCTGCTTGTGCAACTTGTGCTACCCTTCTTGCTTCAACTTGGCGCGCTTCCGCTGCCGCGGCTTCGTTTGCAAGCCGTTGGATTCGTTGTCGCTCCGCTAAGGCACGTGCTGTTTCTGCTTGTTGTTCGGCCATAATTTTTGCTTCTTCTGCGATTCGTAATCGTTCTTGCTCCCGTGCACGGGCTATTGCTTCCGCCTGTCTTCGTTGAAGTTCTGCTTCTTGGGCTGAAAGGACGTCTCGTAAAAAGAAACGATTTGCGTCCATAAATCGAGCCGGGTTCGGAAACGCGGGAAAACTAGCACGCATTCGCTGGTAGGCGAATGCCTCTGCCCGATAATAATTACACAAATAAGTGTACACGGCGTTAATATTGGGATCGCCGTCTGCCAACGTCCAAATCCCAACATACTCTCTGGCAACGATCTGCCCAATATCATTAATACCGGTACCAATAATGTTCGCAGTGGCGTACACAATATCTCTTTGAATATTTGCGTTTATTGCCGTTTGATTTCTTGATGCGAGTTGAAGCCTTCCTAGGCAAGTTAAATGGTCCCTGTTTATAATATTGGCTCTGCGACCAAAATCAATCACCTTGACGGTTCCACTTTGTACGGCTACACCATTGTACATTTGAGTCTGAGCCCTCATATTCATCATAACATTATTGTTATGGGGATCTCCGTGATATATTCTATACTCCATTCCTAACAACATAAACCCCGCCCTTGCCAGATTTGTTTCTGGCATCGCAAAGGGATCGGCTGCCGCCATCTGTGCCTCTCCCCACGTCTGAAATCCATCTGCTAATTCCATCAAAAAAAGACCCATCGATGACGCATTGTCTCCTGGTCCCATCCCATAACCTCCTCGTCCTGCGATGTTTTCACGAATGGCTGTCAGAACTCCTTGATCTCCGGCATTACATCGTGTCATTAATTGGCGTGTAATGTAATCATCGCGTCTGACAGCCGGTACAATTACAGGAGTGGGAGTCATAACGGCAGGAATAATACTGTCGGCGTGAAACTGACTGTCGTACATATCATACTGACGACGACATTCTTCCACAAAGGAATCTGTGGAATCCGATCCCTTTTGAACCAACCCATTAGGACCGATAACCTTGTAATTTTGAAGTTGTCCATTTCCATCGTTTAACATACAGACTTTCAACACGAACGACCGGATTTCCACATTACACGCAGGGTCCGTGATAGGTCTACCCATACCCGCAAAGACATTTGGTTTTTGAAACGGAGACACGACTCCCGCTCCCAGTGTTGCGATAAAAATAATGCCCGATAAACTCGTATAACTAAGGATTCGCAAGTTGCTATTCGCAAGAATATAGTCCATCACATGGTTTGAAAATGCATCCGAATTAATCACCATGCCTGCTGGCATGGCTCGAGCAAAGGCCTGTGTAATGATAACACCGCCTTTCATGCCTTTTATGCCTTTTATGCCTTTTATGCCTTTTATGCCTTTTATGCCTTTTATGCCTTTTATGCCTTTCATGTTTCTCATGGCCCCTCTACTTGTATGGTTTTTTAAGTTCGAGACAATCGTGCTCCTATGTATCCTCCGATTGTACATAGGGCCGTTCCCCAGACAATGTCTGTGACCGTCATTGACAGGGTCCAATTTGTAAAGGTAGCGTAATTGGTGAGATCATAAAAGGCGTAGAGGAAAAATCCAACAAGGGCTGCGCGAAGGAGGGTTTCTTGTTCGCTTGGTGAGTCTCGAACTGCCACCAGGTAGACTGCGACGGGGATCAGAATGTAGATGAGAAGGGCCGGAAGAATGCGAGGCTGAATTGGACTTCCTTGAATGCCTCGGAACAAGGTTTGATGCGCACCGTTACGCAAGGTGAGCCACGCGACGTCCAGGGCAAGCATAGACAAAGTCATACCGATGAGAATGCGTGCGTCCATCTGTGTTTCTTACAGTAGTGTTCGATATTAGGAATGGACCTGGAAGGATTTGGCGCCTCCTTGTTGGGCCGTGTTGTTCTTGTATCGGCGGAGGCCGGAGATGCGTGGATTCCCTACGAATTTCTTCCCGGGTTGTCTTCCTCCTTTTCTTGTTCGATATTGATCGTCGGGGGGAGCCCGATTGTACGTCCTGTGTTAGCGGAGGGGGAATGGACCTTTGTTGTGCGTCCTGCGACGGCGAAAGACTGGTCCTGCGTGGCGACCATCCTTCGGGGAATGGGAGGATCCGTGTTGTTGGTCTTTGATGTCGATGCTCCGGTCTTGCCCGAGTCCTTTGTCACCTTCATGGACGGCGTTGTGGCGGAGGGACGGACGACCTTGACGCGGGTGTGGTTGGGCGTCGGAGCACGCGTGCCGGCGATTCCGGACGCTGTCTTCTTTCCGCGCCTGGCTACGGGGGCACAACGGCAGGCGGCGTACGAGTTGCTGAAACGATTGCCGGGACGGCGGGAACATGGGCCGTGGACGGCCTTGGCTTTGGAGGATTGGAACAGTATTTTGGATGCGACGACCACATCGGGGTATGGCATTGTTGTATCAGATTTGGAGGAATCGCGATGGGTGCTGTTTTGGCATAATCGGGGGGATTCGATGATAGGAACGAAGAAGGTCCGGTTTGAAACGGGGCTTTCTTGGATTCAGACGGGGACACGTTTGCTGGAAGGTGCGTCTCCTTAAGGGACTACGCCCCTAGACCCTCCTCACAGTACTCAGGGCGGGGTTAAAGGGGCGGAGCCCCTTGGGGTGAAACCCCCTACCAAAAGGCACCACCCTTCTTGGCCTTGCCGGACTTCTTGGTAAAGAGCCTGAAGGTGCCCTTCTTGGCGACAAAGCCCGCCTTTCGGAGACGGGTGATGGCCTTGAGACCCGCCGCGTGGGCCTTCTTGCTCACAATCTTTCCAGTCTTGGGGTTCTTCATCAAATCCTTGCGGGTCAGCCCGCCCGCCGTCTTGTCCGCAGTGCCGTGAAATACCTGTGCTCTGGATCCGACAGTCATTTGGTTCTACCGAAAGAGAAGATTTTTTTCAATCGTGGTCGGAAGCCGACCGGGTTGGGCCGATGGCTGGACCGTGGTTTCTAGCCACTTTTCCATTCTCTTGATCTCCGGGAGAGGATCCAAGGTGCGTGCCCGCTCCAAGGCAATGGTCGACCGAGTGTTGTAAAATCCAACGTCGTCCTTGAGTTTGCGAAGGGTCACGACCCAAGCATCCAAATCGGCGCGGTCGCAATACAGGGCCGCGTCTCCGCAGCACTCTTTCAGTCCGGGAGTGGGAGAGACGACTAGGGGAATGCCAGACGACATGGCTTCGACTGCCGTGCGTCCCCACGTCTCCTCCTTAGACGGCATGATCTGAACCCAGGTGTTGGCATACACATCCTTGATACGCGTGGTGTGCTGCACATACTTGAGATTCGGAAGACCTTGATGAACAATCTGCTTTCGGTATCCACCGATGATTCCCTGGAACTCCATGTCCGGAAGGGCTTTCGCTAGTTGTACCAGAAGATTGCCACCCTTGTTGTCATTCACGTTGCTCAGCGTCACGTACTTGGGTGTCTTCTTCTCCTTGTCGACCGCGTAATCTCGGTAATCCACAATGGGTAGAATAATCTTGGTAGTCGCGTCAGGAAGGTCCTTTCGTGATGCTCGCAACGACTTGGAATTGAAGACGGTCCACTGCCGACCTTCCAGGCGTGCGTCATTCCATTGCGACCCTACAGACCTTACATAGTTGTCGGTATGAACCCATTCGACAAAGGGTTTGCCGGTGATGCGTGACAGGAAAAGCATCTGCTTCCGATAAATATACGAGTGCGAATGAAGTTGATGGGCACTGGCCAGGACTTGGGCGAAGGTGTCTTGGTCGTGGAGATCAAAGCATCGGATATTTTCATAGGTTCGCTTCGGAAATCCAGGAGATGCCAACCAGACGTCATATTTGTAGGGTTTCGACATGAGGTGCGTGTTGATCGTGTGCGCACAAATCTCGGATCCAGCATTCACAAACGGAACGTAATCGTGAAGCACCCACAACATGCGAATACGCTGATCGGGGGACTCCACGGTGGTCCAAACGGGCCACTTGTTAAACTCGACGGCCGCCGCTTTTTCCGGGGATACGTAGACGGTGCGACGGGACCGTGCGTCTCCGAATAGAAAGAGCACCACGATGAGACCGACGAGTCCAAGAATCAAAAGATACGGAACAGGACTCACGAGCGCTTTCCCAGACGCCATCCTTACACGGGTCTGAGAAAAAAACAAGATTCGTCGGCGACGGCCTTGTTTCTAGGAGGGGAGGACCGCCACGCATCTAGGAGGGTAGGATCCAAGGGTTTGTTGGTGGCCTTACAGTGTTGTGCGTACAACATCATACGGTAAATATTCCAGGGGTCATAGACGCCGGCAAAATGAATCAGGAAATCACCGTGCTGGTACAGGCGTACGCTTATATCTTTTGCGGAATTATTGGGTCCAAACACGTAGGCGTTGAATTTCCAGTGTTCAAAGCAAATATGAATGCGACACTTGTCAGTCGGAACCGTGTCGTGAAGACGAATCATCGCCGCATTGTCCCACCAAATGTGATAGGTGAGGTCTTCTTGGGCCAGGGAGCGAAGACAAAAATCGGCGACCCACGCACTTCGTCCGCGAATGACCATGTGGCCGTTGTTATAGTGATGACAAGCATCCTTTGTCCACATGATATCCTTGTCTTCCGGAAGAAGGGAGATAAAGGATTCGAGTTTCACTGTGTCGTTAAGAATAATGGCATCCGCGTCGGACCAAACCAGAAAATCATAGTCGTTCAAATATTTCCGAATAAAATGGAACTTGGACCAAGGAATAGGTTTGGAAGTGTCCCAGACGTCTTCTCCATGCTCGAAAAAGTCGTAGCCGTGCTTCTTGGCGTAAGCACGTTTGGAAGCCAGACCCGGTTCCATCGCCTTGTTATAATCTGGCCCCACGCAAAAGGTGAGAAGGGCAATTCGCATTTATAAAAGGTATGGAAGATGTGTTTAGACTTATGGGACTCTTGTAAAAAAATTGATTTGGTTTTTCTTGAAAAGGGATCGGCAAGAACAATGTCTTCCATTCAAATCTCGGAACCTTCCCAACGCAAGTACGCCAAAGATGCGGAAGGACTTTACATGTGCCCTCATTGCGATGTAAAAGAAGTCCATCAAAACACAATGTTTTACCACATCAAAGGTGCACACGAAAAAGATTTTCCCTTTGAATGCGCGCACTGCCCTGAAGAAACGCGCTTTCTCCAACGTTGTTCTTGGCTTCACCATTTAGCCACACAGCATCCTAACACTCCTCACCCTTCCGAGACGGAACTGAATCCTTACGCTGGAAAAAACTTTGCCTGTCCAGCATGTGATATGACAAGTCACACAAAGGGCAATGTAGAAATTCATTATGCTCGATCTCACTGTAAAGATTGGATTCCAGTCTTTACAAAGGGCAAGGCTTGCGAAGGGTGTAAGAAACTATGTAAATCTAGTTCCGCCTACCTTCATCACGCCTTGAAATGTTTCGAGAAAAAAGCCCCTGAAACTCACGCCAAGACTCTGTCTTTAATCAAATAAGATGCGTGATATCCAAGGGCTGCAAATCCAAGAAGAAGCAACATCTCAAAATATCGTGGGGACGTATCCTGCTTCAAATACCCGACAATCAACAGGAGCGGGGCAACAAGAAAGATGTGAATCCAATTGATCCAGGCACTCTGGTTGTTTTTGAGTCGTTCGTATGCTCTGTATAAATGGTACAGAAGAACAATTGCGCCCAGAACTCCCAACAAATCAAAGATAATGGTGGGAGTTGTATTTCCATAAAATCCGACGTACAAGAACAGGGGGGCCACAAAGAGCACGTGAAAGAGATTTTTTTCAATGGGTCCCATCTGATGGGCCGGATATTTTTATCAGAGGTACCAGTAAGATGGAATCCTTTGATTCAACAACGACCGGGATGCTGGTCGGAGGAATGCTGTTGACGATGATTCTTATTGGGGTGGTGGTCACGTGGATGACGCGTGCCACGTTTCCGCCGATTCTGGCCATTCCGTCGCGGACAGATTCGTACCTGGATACACTTATCGAGTTTCGTTCCTGGAAGGAAACGTCCTTGTTTTCCAAGGAAACGCCAATGAAGATCGAAGCCTTGCGGGTCGGGCCGTACGACTGTATTCGGGAGGCCAAACGACGTAACTACCCTTGGTTTTTGATGGTCCAACACGACTGCCGGGTGGCTCCCGATTCGTTTCCACGATTTTCGGCACTTCTTCCGACTCTTTGGAAACGCCGGTCCGAATGGGATATTTTTACGGGCTCCAACAGTTATCTAGTTCATCACGATGTGGTGGACAAGGAGCGGCGACTGTTCCGGGTGAACGGGGCGACGCCTCAGTTCTGCTTGCTTCACCGGGACGCCTACGATCGCGTGCTGGCCGTGGAGGGCACGGCGATGCCCAGTATGTTTAGCGGAGGAGGGCTCCGTATTTGGACGGTGACGCCCTTTCTATCTAGTTTGCGTCCTTACACGGAGGAAGAACCGGACGGCGAACGAACCACCGTTAGCCATACAAAATGGTTCACGTCGGTCGAAGAGACCTTGAATCGGTCCTTAGAGTTTTTCTTGGGTCTCAAAAAATGAACTGTACGCATAGACCCATGAACCCACCAATGGACCCAACCACCGCCCTTTCGCTTCTCTTGTCTTACAAGGACAAGAAGCGAGGCATGCTCGAAGCCTCCTTTGTGGAGTCGACGATTGACTATATACGGGCGGAAATAGCACAGGGGCGAGGGGCCACGGCCTTGAAGGAACCGAGTGTGGTCGCCTACATCCAAAAAGCACAACTGGCGGTTTCATGTGGATGGCCTGTCTTTGATCGACCCACGATCTCCACCAATACGGTGATTGTTAGACCGTCCGTTCCTGTTACTATAGCCTCTACTACCACTCCTGTAGCAACTACTGTTACTCCTGTATCTCTTACACTCTACTGTGATGGGTCCTGTATTGGCAACGGGCGTCGAGACGCACGGGCGGGGTACGCCGTTGTGGCAATGCGAGGGGGGGTCGAAGAGCATCGCTATGTGGCGCGGATTCCGGACGAAGAAGCCCAGACAAATCAGCGAGCGGAGCTACGGGCCCTGGATTACGCCGTGCGCTACGTGTTGAACCACGGTCGACGCGGAACGATTCACACGGATTCAGACTACTCCATCAAGTGCGTGACGCAATGGGCGTCGTCCTGGGAGAAAAAAGGATGGAAGAAGGCCGACGGAGGTCCCGTTCTTCACCTGGATATTATTCGTCCCCTAGTGTCCGTCTACCGAGAACTCCCCAACCTTACCATTCGACACGTGGCAGCGCACACGGGACGGGGGGATGAGCATTCATTGGGAAATGCATTGGTGGATGAACTGGCGCGCGAGTCTGTGTCGTAAGGGACGTGACCTTTTCGTCTTCATCGTCGTCGTGGCTGTGACCCCCTCCTCCGCCTCCTCCGGTAAAGAACCCAGGCTTTAGAGGAGCACACAGTTCGGGGCACTTGGATTCGGAATGGGTACGCTCTTGGCAAATGGAGCAGGCGTAGGGCTTGGACATTGGATACGGGGGCGTTGGAAGGGTGGATTACCTCATTTTTTTCGAATCTCTTGCTAGAATGAAGTCAAAGGTGCTTCTTTTACTGCTCTTACATGTTGTCGTCGTGGTCGCTCTGTACTTCATACACCGCACGCATCGTCCGTCTATTGACGACGTGTGGATCGTCAACTTGGACCGCGATACGAAACGCTTGGCACACGTCCAAGACCAGGCACTTACGATTTCGGCACCGAAACACCGATGGCCGGCCACCTACGGCAAATCCGAAGACCGTCGGGCCGCGCGACGCGACGGCGTATGTATGTTTTTGATGGTCAGCGACGACGAAGCGGAAAACAAGCGAACCACGACGATCCTTCAAAAACCGGGCGTCATTGGGTGCTGGTTGAGCCATAAACGGCTTCTTCGCCATTTGGGGTCCTTGTCCGTGGCGTCTTCGGCAGGACACCTGATTCTGGAGGACGACGTGGACATTCCGACAGACTTTGCGGACCGCTGGGCCACGTTGCGGGGTCACATTCCTACGGACTGGGATGTGGTGTATTTCGGAGTCGGTAAGCCCACCGGAGTTCCGGTGGCTCCCGGTGTGTTGCGGGCCATCAAGAAGGAGGATTCCGGAAATACGGGGACTTACGCCTACCTGGTCCGTCACGGAGCGATTCCAGCGATCCTGAAGAAACTGGAGTTCATGAGTTCGCCGATCGACAAGCAGTTCTACAAGATGTTTACGGATCTGAAGGTCTACATCTTGGATCCGTCCTTAGTCTCTCCAGGGACGTTTGAATCATCGATTCTGACGATGGAACATCGAAGCGTTTGAATTTCTATTGGGATAGTAGAGGTATGAACACTCGTAAGAGTTCACCGACGCTGTCGAAGGGACGACACCAAACCCGGAAACAACACGGAGGAAAGAGTCTTCCGAACTATTTTGAAGAGGCACGAGCCAATCCCGATACTCTGTTAGGGTCTGGTGGGTTCGGTGTTGTTCGAAAGGTTACAACACCGGCAGGACCAGGAGCCTTGAAGCGTGTAGTCTTTGATAAAAACGCCAACTTTCCATCCAACGTGTCACATTTTTCAAAGCCTGCGTCTTTTAATGCCGAGATAGAAGGATTAAAGAAGGTTCAAACAAGTCTCTACGTAGTGAAACTACTCGATTATGAAAAAAGATCCAGAAACGGATACATCTTATTAGAATTGTTTAGCACAGGATATGAATTATATTCCGCACCTTTAGGGAGTATCAACGATAAGAATGTTATAATCATCGTGATGAATTTACTAAAGGGACTCGACGACATTCATAGTCGCGGAGTTCTTCACTTGGACATCAAATCTGAAAATATATGGGTCTTTCCTGAAACAGGGATCATTAAATACATTGATTTCGGATTGTGGCTTGACATGGAAAACAATCGGACACCTAGATTGAGAGGGACCCGTGGTTTCTATCACCCCGCTGGTAAAATCACTCATTGGTGGCACGCAGATCAATATGTATGGGATAAAACAAGCGACTTTTTTTCATTGGCTAGGACAATCCAGGAAATACGATACAAGCACGAAGAATTTATCTGTAAAGCAAAACGCGACATGCTGTTTCATATTTGGACAAACTTGGATAGGTTCTCAAACGAAAAGAAAGCAGCGGATGCCGTGTTTCCCTATCTAGTGTATGAAACTGAAACGGAGCAAATGGTAGTCACAAAATAATTGGTTAGGAATATTTTGATTCGCAAACGCGAGTCAAAATATTCAAAACGATGGATATCGTCATTTTTTTTTCCTATACAAGGTCCAAGCCACAAGTGCCAAGGAGGCAATGACTACCAACGACACATTGACGCTATGTCTTGGGACAACGTAATGAGAATTTTCTACGTCATTCGGAAGTTCGCAAATTACACACTTGGTGTCTGTCACATCGCTTCCTGCCCAGGTCTGGCGACAATTCACGAGTTTGTTGTGAATCACCTTGAAGGGTTTTGTTTGTGCGTAATACGTGATATACCAATCAATGTGTTGCTGAATCGGAAACACGTCCTTCAGCAGTTTCTGCGCTCCTGTGCGACTGATGAAATAGGTTTGGAGTCCCACAAATTCATTACAGCGAATCCATTTGTCTTCGACGACGTATTTATCGGCCGGTCTCACGCCTAATGTTTCATAACAGTGGTGATTTCCAAGGCTCCAAATATCCCACGACGTGGAGTCTTTGAGAGATGGCGTATTTCGGAAGAGTTGTTGTACGGTGGACCACATTCCGTCGGGAATTGTAAGGTCGTCTTCCAAGATGAGCATCACGTTCTGGTCGCTGTCTACCAGTTGTTTCCACAAGGCAATGTGACTGAGGGCACATCCGACGCCCCCTATACCATCCAACATATCGTGACTTCGTCGTGTTCTGTGTTTGATGTTGTAGCGGGCGAGCGTGCTGATTCGAGGATCCGTATCGACCTTCAAGGTCGACCCATCGACCGCGGGGAATCGAGACAGATGGGGAAGGTTCTTGACCTCGGGTTGCTTGAGAACATTGGCCCATCGATCGGGACGACGGTCCAAGTTAATACAGACAGTTCTTATGGTGTCGGGGGACCACATCTTACTTAGGATATGGAAAATTGTTTTTTTGGACAGGTTGTGGGAGAGGGGGGAAGATCCCTGACAACGGGACGAACCGCGGTGTTTAACCGACAGCGATTACGATGAATGTAGACGGCAGACAGTGAGAGAAGAACGATTTCAACACTGCTGCGAACGACTATGGGAGTGTCCTGTAGCAGGACACCGTAAGGAATCCACAAGCAAGAACTGGCCACGCTCAGATAACAAAAGGTCAACGAATAAATGTTGGTGCTTGTTTTCGTGTACAACAGATACATGAAAATAAAGCGGGCGACCATAGAAAGGCTTACGGCCGTGTAAGGGAGGATGATCAAGAGGTCCGTCATTCCGTACTTCTTCTTCGAGGCTGATTATTTAGCCTGAAAGGCCGGCAAGGACATCAGTGTGTCCACGGATTCAAGCGCCCCTTCAATCCAGGCCTGGGTCTGGCTAACCGATTCGCCGACCACAAAAACATTTTTGTCTGGGTTGTGGGCTTCTTTGCTGGCCGTCTTGACGTTGTAGGTGCCGGGGGTCCAATAGGTACACCCCATACCCCAGGAATGGCGTCTCAGATAAATGGGATTCGGAATATCTAAGTCTGGAAAAAGGTCCTTTACGGCTTTCTGAATGTCGCGTTCCAGAACCTCATCATCCTTCCCCTTCCAGTAAAGCGTATCGGTGCCGTCCGTGTATGAAATCATAATCAGACCCGAGTCGGCATTGATGGGAATCACGTGCCGTAACGGATTGGTTGTGACGGTTTTGGGGAGGTCTTTGAACCAGACTGTTCCGGTGCTCTTGGATTTGGGATAGACGGCGTAAATGCGGGTCAAGGGGGCCGTGGATAATTGTTTGAGGAGAGGGGCACCCTTGAGAACGGAAAATCCAGACAAAGAGCAACGGCAGGTGGCAATGACAACCCGTTTGGCGACAAACTGAAACGGCTTGCCATTGTGCGTTCCCTGGATGTCAAACATTCCATCCTCGCGTTTCTTGGCGTCGTCGACGTCGTAGCCGGCGCGAAGGTCAGCACCGGCCTTCTTGGCCGCGTCGTGAATGTGGGACGTGATGCTGTCGAGGCCTTCCTTGACACCGTAAAAGGCGTCGTCGGATTGGACGCCCATCGTCCCACGGGGGGTGAAGAGCGGAAGGGCCACGTCAGCGCGAAGCATGTGAATTTCGGCGTCGTACGGGTACATGGCAAACAGAGGATGAAGGTCCTTCGGAACAAGGTCGCCAAGGGTGTGTGTGGCAAGTTCCTTGGGGTCCAGGGATGCGAGAAGAGTGCGAATGGGGGTAAACAAGTCGATGAAGTGATTTTCGTCGTGTTCAAAGTTGGAACGAGTTGTGATGGGGTAGGTGTGAAGGCCGTACTTTTTCACAAGGGCTTTGACACGGAGATGGGATACCGGAATGCGTCCCGCACCCACCTCGTATTGAAGAGCCGGAACATCGCCTTTGGCGGGAACACGCTCCGTCGCGATGCGTCCGCCCCAGGATTTGTATTTTTCTAAGACCAGGACGTCACGCTTGTCCTTGGCCAAGCGTTCGGCGAGTGATAACCCGGCGATGCCTCCTCCGATGATGACGGTCTCGTACATTCTACGGGGAGGCTTTAAAAATATTCTTGAATAGTAGATGTCTTTGAGGAAGTCATTGAAGAATTACAACAAAGCACTAAATGATATGTCAATCGCGGTTCAACATCTCAAAGACAGGAAAACAAAGAAAAACACGAAACTAAATGCGTCTCAGTCGATTATGTTTAGTGCGAACAATGTCAAAAAATCAATGAAATCGATACAAGCCAACCTTCTTAGAAAGACCCGAAGGAATCGTAAATAATCCTTGCTAAAAATATTTATACGCAATAGAAATGTCATCGCCTCTTAGACAAAAACCGACCTTGATTATTTTGGAACCTCCATACGAGCCTCATCCGGCCCTTCGTCCTCTAAACCCGGAGGCCTTCTTTCCGAACCGGTCTATGGCGGCCTTTGATCGCGAGTTGGCGAAACTCGAGACTGCGTTCGCGACGGCTCCTGTTCCCGAGCGAAGGAATCTGGGGCTCCTGTACAATACGCTACGGTCCCGTCGTGCCAACTTGAAGCGAACCTTGAAGGCGTCTCCCAACAAGGCCAAAGCGCTTCACCAGGTCCGACGAGAGATTGATACCTTGAACGATGAATATCAGGTTATGGCGCGCAAGCGAAAGACGACGAAGAAGACTGGATCGAAGGTGAAACCTGCTAAGAAATTGGGGGTCGTGGGTCGGCCCGTGTACCGAAATCGTACAGGTCTTCCTGCGGTGACGGATGTGCTGGACTACCGAGGCCGTCCTCATGGTGCCTTAGATGCTTCCAAGAAGACGTCTCGTTCCCCCCGTCGTGCCCCTGAACCACGCAAGGTGAAGAAATCGACTCTTCGTCAGAAGCGTAAGCCTAGTCTGTTGAACAGCCTACGAAAAAGCGTGGGTACCTTTGTGTCGAAGTTTTTTAGATAAACAACCCCTTATTTCCAAACAAGACATCTCTATAGAAGTCTTGTTTGATTAGTCAAAAAGGAAATACCTATTACGCTCTTCGTGACCTAGCAAGTTTCCTACCCTTCCTTGATTTCTGCGCCTTGCGAGCCTTACGAGACTTGCGTTTGGGGGGAGCAGGAGGCCCTCCAAAATGTGCGAGACGAGCACGACGAGCACGCTCCTGAGGCGTCATCTCCTCAGGAGGGGCTGCGATAGGGGCTACGACAGGGGCTACAACGACCGGTGCTCCGACTTCATTGGGAGGCAATTGAGGAGGCACTACGTTTCCTGCGGTCCCTACAGTTGGTGCTGCCAACCCAAATCGACCAGCGACATTTGCCATCCTGCGACGATATGCTGCTTCTTGTGCTGCCGCAATCTGTGCGATGGCCTCTTCCTCCTCCCGTCTATTTCTCTCCGCAGCCTCTCTTGCCGATTCGTTTATAGCGGCTTGTATTGCCGCTTGTTCTGCGTTTCCCGCAGCCACTTCTTCTTCCTGTCCCTCAACGTTTGCCCCCATCGCTCTCAATCGGTTAAAGGCTGGGAATTCAACCACGTCGTCGTGCTCCGCAAGGAACGCGTCTGCTCTTGCGAGAGTCGCTTCGACTTCCGCTCTATGGGCGGGTACCAACGCAGGACCTCCTGTGGTTGCCGTCAGCATTTGGAGAATATCTCTTAATTCTTGGGCCCTCGCTGCAGCAGCTCCGTTGGGACCATATAGACCCCCCGCTGTTTCCGCTGCATAATCGTCTAGTTGAACAAGGCGTTCGATCGCCTGTCGGTGAAGAGCATCGGATGCCCCGTAACGTTCAATCACATCACCTAACAATTCTTGGATAAATTGCTCACGAGCCGCTGCAATGGCCGCAGCGAGGCCCTCGTTTTCTCCAGGACCAGGCATTAGAGCTGCGTGGGCACCTGGGTTGACTGCTACTGCTCCTACTTCTCCTACTTCTCCTACTCCTGCTCCTGCGCCTGCGTTGCCCATCAGTGCTGCGAGGTTTTGCTGACGAAGACTAAGGCCCAGTTCCGCCAATCTTGCTGGAATATTTGCGTTCGCAACATTGGGCTCAAGCATGGTTCTCGCTTGTGCTAGAGTCAGATTATTTGCCATGGTTCTACAAAAAGCAGATATTTTTCTTGAGAAGAAAATCAGAAGACTGTATAAGATGGTCAAGACACTTACCGTGAAGGCCGTGGAAGACGACGAAGCCTTCGGAAAGAAGTTTGAAGGAACCTGGTTCAAGGACGACGGAATCCGCATTCTTCACGAAGATGCGGACGTGTACGGGGAGGAGGCGGACGGGACCAAACGCCTCCTTGGAAAATTCCGCAAATCCGTCATTCCGGGAGATCTGGTCCAGAAGGCCTGGGACGCCTTTCGAAAGGCCGCAATTCCGACCCGAAACCGGGGTCCCGCCGCGGGCCCCATCGACCTGAAAGGGGCGTATTGGAGCCGACGCAAACCCGTGAAAACGTCCAAGTGGTTGACGCAATATATGCACAATGGAAAGTTGAGCAATATGCGCGTCTCCAACAATGTGGCGTCCGGAGTGATGGGCTTCTATGACGGCACACCGTCCCTGAAACTGCCTTGTCGTATGACGACCTTTTCCCGCAATCATATGGAACTCGTGCTTCACGGAATGCCGTTTCTGAACCGCATCGATGAACTCTTTGCCAAGTTGACGCCCGAGGCACACGCCAAACAACTGGCGGCGATCAAGAAGCATCCCCTGTATCAAATCGACAACACCGCCTTCAGTACAATTACCGTCAACAACACCTTCCGCACGGCGCTCCACAAGGATACGGGGGATTTCAAAGAAGGATTTGGCAATCTCAGCGTCATTGAATGGGGCAAGTATCACGGAGGGTTCACGGTCCTCCCCCGGTTCAAGATTGGATTCGATGTGCGGACCGGTGATTTCTTGGCGATGGACGTTCACGAGTGGCACACCAATACGCCGATGATGGAAACGGCGGAGGACAAGGCCTACAACAAGACTCTTCCGGACATTCGGTCCCGTGATCCCGCGGTAGGAGTCGCGGGAAGCACGGATCGCTTTCAACGCCTCAGTTTCGTGTGCTACTATCGTGAAAAAATCATGGAGTGCGAGGAAGGAGAGACCAAGGCCTATTACAAGAAGGAGGGCTTCGACGAAAAGGAGGCAGTGAAGGAGGCCAAGGACGAAACACCGGTGTCTCTTCCCTTGCCCGGTGTCACGGCAACGTTAGAGGAAACGTGGAAGGCGTTTGAAGAAACAAGTGCGGGAAAAGCAGCACGGATGCTTCAAACGCGGAAACATCGGCAAAAAACGGATGGGACGCGCCGACGAGCCTAAATTTCTCACATCGAGGTAGATGGATTCCTCCGATATTGCTCGTCGCCGAAAGAATCAGGCTGTTTACGCGGACAAACTCAGTGCGTTTCTTCGTGCGAATCCTAGCGGGGACTGTGCTGCGTTGGGGTCCTGCCCGTGTGTGCCGACGACCACTTGTAATCGAACTTTTTCGACCTTTTGCGAAAAGTACTCGTTTTACAGGGGGCGGAACGCGTGCGTTGTGGGAGCGGGACCCGTGGGAGATTTCGCGTTTGGAGTGGAGGGGTGTTTGGTGTCGCCTACGGGAGGGGCGAAGTAGAGGGCTGGGTTCACATTTCTTGACGAATTACGACAAGACATGTGAGATTCATTGATGTGATTAGACATTTTGAATGAGTGTATATCGCAAGCCTGTAGTACTTGAAAGAGTATTAGTGCCACCTCTGGTACAATATAAGTAGAAGGTGACTGTATTTGTACCGGTAATTGAACTACCAACTAGAAAAAAATCAGGGATGCCGTTCGATGCATTTACAATAATTGCATCATTTACCGTAGCTGTTATGGTTACACTATTCGTAACTGCATATATTGCACCACCAGTATAAGATTGACTAGGAACAACACAATTTATAGCCCCTGCCGTAATCTTGCTAATGGTCTGACCATTTCCGACGCGTACACCGCCTGACAAAGAAGTGATGCCGATCGTCGAGAGGGTTCCGGCTATATAGGCACTTCCCAACGTCGACAAGTTGCCCTGAACCAACTCATCCCCCTGTATGTAGGTGTCTCCCATTGTAGACACATTGCCCGTGTTGTAGATGTTGCCGTCGGCCGTGATTGAGACGATAGAGGACTGAGTGTAACCATCCGTAACATAGGTGACAGACTCAATCGTACCATTGGGGTACATAGTGGCGTAGGTAAGGGTCGAGGGAAGAGTTCCTGGGCACTCAAGATCATAATGTACGCCGGCCTCGACAATGGGCTGATTATATTCCATATACGAACCCGCATACGCGTCACCTGTATTAATCGAAGACAATATACCCAAAAAGCCATCGGAACTGAGAACGTTACCAGACGTCAACACAGGAGGACCATAGTTTAGGCCACCATACTCATCGATGCTGCCCTCACTATCGCCGTCGGTACTCTCTCCTCCATCATCTTCTTCACGCAAATAGGTGGGACGATCCGAATTGTAGATGGTGAAGATGTTGGCGTTAGGAAAAATGTATCCAGACAGGAAGGTTACAGAATCGTAGACACCTACCATGTAGTACTTGACACCGGGATTTGCCTTTGGATACAACTTGCGTCCGTTCTCTCGCAGAATGCGTCCCGCGGGGCAGGTAGTACAATCCGTTCCTGCCACCTGGGTCAGGCGGCCCTTTGTTTCCAAATTTTCCAGGTAGGTCGTATAGGTATAAAAATACTGATCAAACGCCGCGGTTGTGATATACGAACGTCGGGATGTGTTTTGCTGACTTGCGTTATTGGCGTTTCCGAGGGTGGCCATGGGGGTTTCTGAAAGTCTGGGAGAATTTTTTTTTGAGGTCAAGGGCCAGGGTCTAGCACAAAAACCCTGAGATACCACTATCACCGTAAGACACCTGAATCGAATCAAACATCAAGGGATCTCCACTGTATACGGACCCGTCCTGGGCGATTCCGACGCGTACAAAGGCAGTAAATTTCCTGTAGTATCGTCGGTCGAACTGGACTGTGTAACAAATGCCGGTTTGAATTGTCGATACGTTTACACACCCTCCGATATCAAATATAGAGTCGTCGTAAATGGTGTCATCCAGTTCCTTGAATCCATTGACCCACGCAGTTTCGACCGGCATACATGTTCCCGCATCAAACGTTCCGAGCACCTTGGCGTGAAGCCGGACCTTCATATTGGTCAAGTAGGTGGGATCCACGGGCGCATCCGGAAAGCAAGAGTTGAGTGTTCGATCACTTTGAATGGTGCTGATATGACTAGGGTTCTTGATCAAGACATTGAGATACTGAATCGGGGTGGGCGTGGCAAAGGTGGACAATTCATACAGAAAGGTGGCGTAGCGATACCCACCGTTTTGGTCGTAAATCAAATCATACGTAAAGTCGGGGTACACGGCATTGGGAACGTTGATGATGTCCCCTGAAAACTGGGTAAAGTTGAATCCCGCTGCGTGAATGTAGTGTCCATCCGTATACAGAAGTTCACGTGAATACGAGTCTGTGTAGATAGTGCTAATGCTCGACGTGTGTTGATAGACCAGGGAGGTCGACAGATTGAGAGTATTGGTCGAATCGATGGACGCGAACGAACTGATGGCCACGTTGAGACCGGTTCCAGAATTGCCGAAGGCATTGATGCTGTCGTTCATGTTGTTGGCAGTACCAGGGGCCTCAAGGCGAGGAAGGAGCGACACCACGCGCAGACCGTTGGATTGAAGCGTGTTGCTAAAGGTGGATATTGTCACCAGGCTAACTGTATCGACAAACAGGGCATTGGTGAGCGTAGAAACAAAGGTGCTCACTTGATCTTGAGGATGTTCAGAATCTACGGTCGCGTTCAACAAAACTTCTTGCGGGTCATTTGGATCTTGATAGATCGTTGAAAAGAATCCGGTGGTTAAGGAACTGAGGGTCAGCACAGTGTCGGCTGGAAAGGGAAGAGTTGTCACTTCCACAGCGCCATCAAAGATGTGAACGTTCGATGTATATCTGGCGATTGGTCCCATGGGAACTCCGTTGGAGGACAAGACACCCGTGGCAAAGGTGGAAGGAAGATAGTAATTTCCAATATTGACGGATTGAACATCAAACACAAACTGGGAGTTTAGCGAGGGAGTATAGATGCCCGAGATCTGCGTCGTGCTTGTACATTGTTGAACAAGAACTTGAAGGGTCGAATACGAGTTGACGGGTTCCGTCGAAAAGATATAGGCACTGGTGGACAGTATTTGTGGTTCAGGTCCGCCCGTCGACGGAATCTGATTGTTTGTCAGTGTCACTTGAATCGTCTGCGTCGCCGTGCTGTAATCCGTCACGTATTGTTGTCCCGTGATGCCGACATTGTAGAAAAACTGCGTATATGCGGGCTGTGTTTGAGAATCCGTCAAGGTGGCTGTAATGTTGGCCTCCGATGTTCCCGCATACAATGGCGTATTGAGCGGAAAATCATCCGCTGTGCTGGCGACGGCCAGTGTCGCAGGATTTGTCTGAGTCCCCGATTCGTCGGTATGATACAGGTTCAGCGTGAGCGTGTTTCGATCGCCTGGATACGAGGCATCGTTCCATTGAACAGGGGTGCTCAACTGATAATTCAGAAAAGAGGGAGTCGAGAAGAAAAACACGTCGTTGGGCACGATGGTGGAGAGATGCCAACCATTATCGTAATAGGGTGAGGTCAAGGTACCGATGAATCGTGTCTCACCTGGAGACGTATTTTGAAGAGGAATATTTGTGATCGGAGGAGCCGTAACAGTTGGAAACAGCGTTGACAGTATTGGCAAGGCGGTGACAGGTCCTGTGTTTCCAACACAGTTCGTCGTTGCTATGCTGGTGCTCCATTGTGCGCCTGGCACTAGGGGGTTCGACTGTGTTCCTGTGACTTGAATGACGTCATTACACGTGACGAAGGGGATGGATTGCGTAAAGGTCACGTTCGAGTAGGCTGCTTCATCCCCAGGAATCTGTGTGGGATCGGAGATGCCGTAGCGAAATCCTAGCCCTGGTACAGCACTGTTCATCTGCTGAAGCGTATATTCTACCTGGTAGGTGCTGAAGAAAGGCGTCGTCACAAGCCCCGTCGTGTCCGAATAGGTCGGTGCTACGACTTGGAGGGCTATCGACGACGGTGTTTCGTGGTGGGGTGTAACGGATGTGACGGCACCGGGATTCCCGGTCGTTGCCTGAACTGTCGATGCGGACGTCAACGTCACGGGACTTGAGGTTTTGTTTAGGTAGACGATCTTGATAGGGACTTCGGTTCCTACGGGGTATGAATTGGGAAGATTCGGAAGGTAAAGACTGACAGTGGTGTACGTGGTCGCACCGTCTGTTTGATCGAGCGCAAACACCTTTCCGACCGTCGGAAGGGTCGCGTCCCCTAGTTCCGTGATGATCTTGACACATTTTGTTTTCATGACCGTCTTGGTGTAAAGAGCGTCTGCCGTCGGTACAAAACATTTCGTGAAAATACGGAGTCGCACCAGGGGGGCAAACTGGGGACTGATGCCGTCCGTATAGGTTTTGTAAGGAAAAAGGGTGGGATCGTTCAGTTCAAAGGTCAAATAATTCGGAGTCGTAGGGTCTCCAATAATAAAGAGAATGCTGTTGACGTAGGGGACAGACTTGTCCAAGATGCTGTAGGTAGGAAAATTCAACCACTGGACGCCTCCGTAAAACACATTGGTTTCCGATGCGACCGGTTGGACTCCCGGCGGTTGAAGAAGGAAGGCATTTGTGATCCAGGCGTCCAATTTCCCGAGGGAGTTGGTCAAGGTGTCCGGGTTCGTGGTCGTCACATCCTGGATCCCGGCTCCTCCGATCGTGGATTGGGTGAAACTGCTCACAGGCTGTTGAAAGGCCTGGCTCGTCGTTGACAGAAACTGAACCGTCGGCTCTTGAAGAATCACCTGCCCGTCTTGATTGATTTGAAGGGTCTTGGTAAGGGACGGTCGAATCGACTCTGGTTCAAAGGGGGCATATTGGATTTGATTTGTCAGGGTCAGCGTGCTCACAGTACCGGTCGCGATGGTGCCTTGAAAGGTCACGGCCAAGGCTGTTGAGGGAAGGATGGGAAAATCGTCGGGCGACCAAGGAAGGGTGGGATCATTGAACAACAAGGACCCCGAAGATAATTGTGCAATGGACGATTCGGATGCCATTTGGCCTGCTATTGTATTGAAGGTTTTTTCCTTGCGTCAATCAAACTAACCGGGAAGACAAAATGTTCGCCTAGATCAAGATGAACACTATCACGTTCACAACCTCCGCGTTGACTCAGGATCCCACGTCCCGAGGAGTTTCGGTCTTTGAAAACGCCGAGTTGACCTTTAAGAAATTGAAGCGTCGCACCAACACAAAGCCGAATACTGCGTCGTATACGGAACCGTATCAAACTCCTCGTGTTCTTCCGAAACAGGTCATGACGGATCCAATTCCTAGTCGTCCACCCACTGATTTTGTGTCGTTAACCAACAATCAAATTATATCACAATTCGGCATTTTATCAGAAGAAATTTCGCAATTCAACACCACGCTCAACGGACATAATGTATTTTCAATCCAGCAGTCGACCTCGTATCCACATATATACAAACTCAATAATTGTAAATTAATGCCGTATGTATCCAACCCCGACACAACCTTCTCAGCTATGAGTCCTATTTCGAATATAAATCTGATTCAAAACACAATTCCGTTTGAGAATGAAGATGGAGCGTGGAGAGGAACTATCAAACGTACTACACCGTCAGGAGACTTGTCGCGAGGAGGAACTGATATTGTGAAAGAAACGCAATATTCCTATATTTTTGATTATGACGCAGGATTCTTTGTCGGATACGAACAAGATGTGTCTCGCTATGGAAATACTCCCATTTCATCAACGACACCTCCTTCGGTGACGTGTTACATTTACAAGGGTCGCTTCGGACTATTTAGTCCGTGGCTCATCGGCTCAGATGATAGGACCGTGTATTACAATAAAGGACAAGTTCTCATTGGTGCCGCCACGAGTATGAATCCAAACGCTGCCCTCGATGTTTTAGGTCTTAGTTATTTTGAACAAGTTGTGGCAACAAGTGTAAATTCTCTGTCCGATGTACGTCTCAAGGAAAACATTGTTCATAGAGATCCTATATTGGACCTTTTGAATGTCAAAACGTACAATTACAATTTCAAAACTACACCTGGAGTCAAGGACCTTGGTGTGATCGCTCAGGAAGTGGAAACCATTGTCCCGGAACTGGTGAAGGACCAAGACGGAGTGAAATCGGTTCGCTACGACCGATTCGGCGTGTTACTGATTCCGGTCGTGAAGCACTTGTCGGAACGACTGGAAAGTGTGGAAAAGGAAAACGCAGATCTGAAACGCCGACTGGAACGTATAGAGGGACTGTTGTTCAAAGTAGAGTGAGTTGCTTGTACATCTTGTTAGTAAATACTACGGTATCTAGTAACAAGTAAAAAGGTGAAATCTATCAGAATGCCGGACAAGATCGTGTATTTTGGTGCCTCCGTTACGCAACAGAAGCAAGGCTACGCGTGGCATCTGTCCAAACGGTTAGGAGTGGACTACAAGTGTTTTGGACACGGAGGATGCCATTTGATGGACGACGGCATCTGCTGTATTGACGATGTCTTGAAAACAAACCCGACACACTGTTTCATAGATTATTTCTCAACAGCGTACACCAGCACAGATAAACACACAATCGACTACCTTGATACGATTCTTTACAAATGTACGACGGCCGGATGTAAAACAATCTGGTTATTTTTGCCAAGTGGAAACCACACGTCGCGACTCCCCTTCTATGCCTTTGTGAAGGCCCATTTAGACTCGAGACGTGCGACCTATATCGATTTGAACGACGTTTTGACACATTCAACGGACCTGTGTCGCGATATGGTTCACACAACGGAACGGGGGTCTGTCGAATACGCTGAGGCACTCTTCACCCTTTTCTCAAACGTACGGGACACGATTTCGTTTCCCATGGAGATTCAAAAAACCAAGTATTGTGATATTAAACGTCTAGACGTGAACCAGACGGTTCTCACCAGTCTATCCTTCGAAGGTGATTGTACCATCCTCGCTGTATGTCTCAACATAGGTCCTAAAAGTGGCATTGTCTATATAGGAGACAAGAAATACACGATTTGGGACGTCCATTGCTACTACAATCGAACCTCGTTTCATCTACGAAACTTAGGGGTGTCAGGAACGGTGACTATCAAGGTATCTCAGGAACCGGTAGACTATTCGACCTGTCGAAGACCTGACTTTGACTTTGGATTTCCTACAAAAGAACTTCACGTCTTGGCCGTGTATTATATCGGGGCGGACTTACGGGTTGTCTGAATCGTTTCGACCACGGTTCTTCCTATGACCGTGTCCTTAAAGTAGGTGTCATAAAGGTCAAGACAAGCCTTGCGTCTCGCCTCCAGTTCGTTTATTGGAATTGATTTCAAATATTGATAAAGTCCCTCTAGATCCTGTTCCTTCCACACGATGATTGCGTCCTTCCAGTCCTGACGGATCTTGGGTAGAATAAGGGTATCGGCCAAGACAACCGGAATCGCCCCGTAACTCATGGATTCCCAAATACGAATCGAGTTGGGTCCTGTGCCCGCGGGACATAGGCTAAATTTGGAATATTGGAGCACTAGTTTATATATGTCTTCGTCCTCTTTTTGTGTAGTCTCGGCCCCCTTAAACACAACCTCCTGGTAATGCCACTGAGACCGGCTTTTGATAAAGCAATCGGAATAGGCAGAAAAGGTGGTCACCAAGGTTTCACGCAAGTTTGTAGGAAAGGCTTTGTGTCGTGTTTGTCCGATAAAGGAAGCCAGATAGGTGCGATCTTGGAACGGAACAAGGTTTGTATCGTTTGATGCCTGAACCGGAAATAAAGAAAAGGGATACAGACATATGCCTTTGGATTCAAAGTCGGCCTTGTCGGCTTCTGTACAGTGTGACGCAAACACAGTGCGAATGTTGAGTGCCTCAAAGGTTGGAAGCAGGGTCTTGTAGCGGATGTGCTGAACAACTGTACAGTACGGTGGAGTCAAAGGAGCATCGCGAAGATACTCATCCAAAAGGGTGCGAAGGTGTGTTTGTTTGACCCAGGTCTCGTCAATCAGCGTCGCCCACGGAAAGGCAAAGTAGTGACACGGAAGATGGGATTTCAGATATTTGTAGGCACTATATTCGGTGGCAACAGGAGTTTGCCAGTCGGAATCGTATGCGGTAAGCATGTAATCTCCTTTTTGGGTGTGAAGGGTTGTTCCAAAGCACCGAACCTTAAGAGCGACAAATGGCTTTGCTTCCACGCAATGAATCCTGAGTTTCTTACAATAGATGGGAGTTAGATAGGTTCGTTTGATGAAGTTTCCATTGGAACGCGGAAGGCCCGTGTAGATTGGCTCTACGGGAGTCCATTTGCCACCAAGATAGTAGGAAAGGCGGAATTTACTGACATAAGCAAAAGTCTCATCTTGGCGGGTACATGGGGAACCTGCGATGTCCAGGATGTTCAAGCGACTCACAGTGGGAAACTCACATTCCAGGGTGGGGGTCGGGTCGTCAGTAGCGGGTCGCCAAGCGCCGGCGGACTCCCAATGTGCGTGATCGGCGGGATGCTGGGGTGCGTAGGACGAGGCATAGGGTGTGAAGGGAAGAAGTTGGATCGACTTTTTCTGACGGAGCGTGTGGAGTGGCTTGTTTGCGGGTGGTCCTGGCTCCAGGGTTGCCTCCGTCGTAAAGGTATCAATAAGGTCGTCGGCATTGGGAAGGTAGACGCGTCGTTGGGTTGCGTCGGGGGGGGCAGGATCTCGCACAATGGAGACACGTCCTTTGCGAATCCCCTTGTCACTGACCTGGCCACTCAGACGGTCGTAATGATTGATGGAGACCAGAAAACTCGGATTGTAGACCATAAATCCGGCTTCCTTAAGGGCGTGGGCGAAGCGGTTGTCGCATCCGGTGGTGCCGAGCGGCGTATCTACTGCGTCAACGCGAAGGTGGGGCGTCTTCCAAATCCAGGCGTCCTGGGTCCAAATGGAGGGACCCCAATTTGGAAACAACATGGGAAAGTTGTAATTGTACTCGAGGCCATTCATCAGCGATCGCTGTGTGTCGTGGTTGTACTCGTAGCGATTCAGGGCCATTACGCTATGTTTAAAGTCGGCGTGATCTAGGACCGCGAGACTTCCGTCGGTAAAGATGTCGGCGTTGGCCAGGATACAGATCGTGTCAGGGGTCGCGTGATTGTAGTAATCGATGGCTGCCTGATAGGTCAGGCGCCGTCCGATGACGACTTGCTGGAGTTTTTTACGGAGGACGGGTTCAAGGAAGGCAAAGTCCGTCCAGGTTTCCGTGAGGACGTGAACCTCGTCCAAGTGGGGATTGTCTAGATTCAACCGGAGACAGGCGTCGATTTCGGCCTGCCTTTCGTTTCTGTAGGCCTCGTCACCCGACGAGACCCGAAAGTATTGGACGAGGAGCACTTTCTTCGTCATCCTTCTTTGGATTCGCCTGTCTTTTTTAGACGGACGACGCGTCTGAAGAAAATAGGAATGCCCGTTTTGAATGTTCACATGTCTAACATGGTTGTGAATTATCAAAATGTTTCAACATTGTTTTTAATTCTTCATAATCGACACTTTCTGAATATTTATCCTCCAATTTATCTTTCACAAAACTTGTAAGTGTGTTTCTAAAAAAATCCATCTGAATTAATTTATTTTCCCGAATACTATTTTTATTATAATTTAATTTATTTGCTAATAAAAAATCAAAGGTGTCGACGACAGATTTAGTATTGCTGTCACATATTATACTATTTTGCTCGTTGTAATAAATCTCTCTACCACCTTTACAACTTGTTGATATCACAGGTAAACCGCATAAAAGATACTCAGATGAAGAAAAACACGAACCTTCAATGGATGAAAATATTCCTCCACAAATGGAGGAATTCAATAACTTAACATACTCTCTAGTATTTATATATCTATATTCTTCCATATTATTTGAATCATTTTTAAAATTAATTCTTTTTCCGAAAGATGGAATATATTCAATGGAGCCATTTTTATAACCTATATGTAATACATTAGGTACATTTCTACATAATTCAACACGTTTATAATTTGAAAAACAACTTGAAACGACCATATTATAATCTTTACTTTCATCTAAAATTCTAAACCTATCTTCGTTTATAAAAGCGTTTTGATTAGCGTATATAACATCAGTATCAGTCTTTTCACTATAATATTCATATTCTTCTTCAGTGTTTGCTAAAATAATTGGATTAGGCCATAATTTACAAACATTTAAAGGTCCACTTGATTTGTACCAAAAAGTTGTTATTAATGATATACCTTCATTTTCATTATCGTTAACTTTATTTACAAGCCTAAAAATTGGTATTTTATTTTTGAATAATGATTTCAAGAAAGGTGCCATATAATAAAAAAGATAAATTATTATCCAAGTATGTCCTAAGACCGGCAGGTAAATCTTCTAAATTCTACAAAGATATAGACGCCTTGTATCATAAGGTGTCTATATTCTATCTTTCTTACAATCCCCGTATCCATGCTTGAACCACCTCCGTCTGATTCGATTGAATCTTGGCCACGATCTTCTTGGGTTGGAAAAAGACGAAGGTCGGAAAGGAGCGGACCCCGCAGTATCCGGCCGTATAATCGTTGACGGTGTCGTCGCACTTGAAGATGGTCAGACCTTTCTCTTCTGCGGTGGCATCCAGTTCGTCGCACTGAAGTTTCTTACACGGTCCGCACCAAGATGCGGTGAAATAGACGATCCATCCATTGTCTGTGGCACGAAGGCCTTCTGGGTTTGCTTTGGCAGGCTCCTCTGCCTTGTGAAACCACAGCGCTTCAAACTCTTGTTGGGTCGCTAGCGTCTTCATTTCTACCTTTCTGTCTCGTTCTCTTTAGGCGTTTAGAGGCCACTCCATCCGTGCCGACGTGCCATCTTCAGGCCCACGGCTGCCGCGGCCTCCAACACAAAGTCGCGGGGTTTGTTGATAATGTAGACCGGAATGGGTTTGTCGTCCATCTCTAAGGACTGGAGGGCAAAGTAGCGATGATGCCCATCGATCACATATCCGTCATTGGAAAGAACAATCGGCTTTTCGTTGAGCGCGCCTGGATTCGAACGAATCCAGTTGGCGGTGCGGGTGACGCGATTACGAGACACCTCGCTTTGACTGGCTAGCATATGACCTGCGCTTTTCTCATCCTTTGTATAGGACATTGAAATGCCGACTGCTTCGGCATCAGCAACAAAGGCGTCGATGTCTTCAATCTGAGGCATAATGTAGCGAGGGTAGGGACCACAATCCGTGTGTCGGTCGGTACATAGATCGACTTCAGCACGATTGGAGGCACTTTCTGCATGAGTCTTGTACTCGTTGAAGCGACCTCGAAATGCGAGCACGCGATTTCGGGCTACGGGGTTCAACCTTGACTCGTCGACGTGCTCTCCTCCCCGTTGTTTCCGGGTTCTACCGCGTCGTAGGTTCTTCCGTCTTAGGGTTCGTCGAACTTTCATAGACCTCTACCTAGCGATTCTATTTTTATCCGAGTTGTTGGACAAGGACGTCGTAGAATCCCTTCAAGCCACCAGCTAGGACAACGGCGGCTAGGGCTCCCGCAATCACGGGTCCTGGGCCTCCTAATTCACGGGCACCTCCTGCTTGCGGGGTTGTTTGGTTTTTCTGATTTGCTAGGGCGTTCACCGCTTTGAGCCCTTCTTGTAGCGATGCTGTAGATAAAGACGGAATCTGTACCGAAGGCAAGGACGACAAAGTTGGTCCCGAAGGTAAGGTGGGCATCTGTGTAGATGCCAAGGAAGACAGAGAGGGCAAAGAAGGCATCGAAGGCAAGGAGGACAAGGAAGGCATCGATGGCAAATCGCACGAAGGAAGCCCGCATTTGGCGACAGTTCCAATGCCGTCGATGGCCTTTACAATCTGGGGTGTCATCAGGGGGATTGCAATGTCCTTGTAGAGGGTTTTGGGGGAGAAGGCCGAGAACAGGGACGACAGATCGGGAGGACAAAAGAAACAGGACTCTTTCTCTGCTGTGCCGGACGACGGGGGAGAGACCTTGAAGATATCGCCGGGTGTCGCACTTGAAAATAGGAAACTGTAGGGCATCGGGGCTTTGATGCCGTCCTTGAGGATGCTTTCGGTCATGAAGAAGGCATGAACCGCGTCCCACGCAACCCAGACCCATCCAAACAGGAGCAGAAACAGGTTGAAACACGAAATCAACTTGACGAATCCCTGAAAGTATTCACCAATATAAAATTTATCGGCTCCTAACCATCCAAACATTACGGCAAGGAAGGTGTAGAGTATGTAGGACTTTTGGCTGGTGGGAACAGGTTGTTTGGGAACATCGTCCATAAAGACCCCGCGCCCGATCCCACGAATCCAATCCATGGGCGAGGACAGGCCTTCCGTACGCACCTTCTTGGCTTCCGTCGCGATTTGTAAAATGTCCCACCAATACCACAGGCCGAGTGCTAGGACATTGACAAGCAGTTTGTAGAATCCCGTTCCGTAACTGCGCAGGTACATGTGATCAAGGCCAAAGAACCCAAACAATATTGATAAGACTACAAAGACAAAGTAGTTTCGATCGGGACCTCCCCATGTATCGACGTCGCTGACGTGATGAGGCGGTGGATCTGTGGATGGACTAGGACCGTCTTTATTAGGTGCGGTCGCGGGTGCCTCTTTGTTGGGCACAGTCTCCTTGGTACCTTGATTCACGGTCACGTTCCCTGGTACGGTCGTTGTCGTATCCTTCGCAGGAGTCTCCTTGGGGCCCTGGTTCACTGTTGCGTTCACAGGAGTCTCCTTGGGACCTTGATTCGCTACCACGGTCGCTGCCGCATTCACAGCCACGTTTTGAGTCGCCGTAGGGGCTTGGTTCGGAGATAGCGTGGTCTCGGACATCCTCTAGAGATTCGAGCGATTATCTGAAGATTCTCACACCGTAAATAAAACTCCTCCGATGCCGGCAACGATGCGAAGCACATTGTAATTTGTCGCATATACAGTGACACCCGCGGGTCTTGATTGGACGTTGGGATTCATCTGAGCCTGGAGCACAATCGAGTCCAGTCGACTGCCGTTACACGATCCCTGCGGTTGAGCCGCCTCCGGGGCGATGCTAAACGAATAAACGTAGATGAAATCGTTCGGAATAGCGGTGTGTCGCTGATAGGGTTGAACCAATCGGAAGTATTCGGCACTTTGCTCTTCAAAGCGATCGTAACCGTCAAATTGAAGTAAGGCCGAGGAAATAAGGTCCACATTCGGGATTCCGTATTCCGTCAACATGCGACTTCCGTAATTAAAGTATTGGTGAGAATCCAACATACGGTCCTGGTTGAATACCCAAATCATCTCCTTCATCGGATGGTTGAAGGTTAGAGGCACCGTCGTGGACTTGGCGTTTTGAGGAACAGCGTAGCGCCTCTGCTGTTGTACCTGGTCGATCAGATACTCGTGTTTCGAACTTACAAAGCGACGTCTCTCTTCCGTGTCAAGATAGATGTAATCACCCCACAAGGTCATTTCCGTAATAATGGGAGGAGACGCCATGAGCGTGGCCGGAGGGGCTTGCCCCGCCAAAATATTACTTTCCAGAACGTTACTGTAGACCATATCGGTTCCATTCTTTAGTTTGATGTAGAGTTTAATCGGCGTGGCTTGAAGAGCGATGAGCGGAAGGGCGAGTCCAGGATTCTTACAAAACCAAAAGTACAGCGGAACAAAGAGGCGTAGGGGACCCGTTTGCGTCGTGTTGTCAAACACTTCTTGCGTCCCCGTCATAAAGTTGACGCCCGCCTTCTTGGATCCCGGTGTCGTCAGTTGGGTCCACAGGTACATGAACTCGCCATACTGACGGTCAATCTCCTGTTGTCCGATCCATACGCTGATGTAGTCAATCATCGCGAATCCGATTCCGTTGACCCAACTAACAGAGGGTGTAATGGTTTCGTAATTTGTAGGAGGGAGTGTGGTCGCGGGAAATCCAGGAGTAACGGGTCCCGATGGCGTGATCTGGGGCAACTGAATTTCTAGGAACAATTGGCTCAGAAGATCTCCATTTCTTGGAATTGTCACCGTCATGAGTTTGTTGAATTCAACGGCGGTCTCCATCGGAATACGTTGGGTCTCGATGCTAAAGTTTGTGTGCCTTCGATACACCTGCTTAAAAAAGGTTGTTTGAGGGTTTCCGGAAAGGTACACATCCTGGCGACCGGTGGCCACCAGTTGGAGCAAGCCTCCTGAATTGGACATTCTACTTGTTGTCCTTCTTTTTGATTCGTCTTAGACCAGACGCGGTATTCGATTCTCAAAATTACTTGGCACTTCTTAGGATGGCGTTTACAACGACGCAAGGGCTCGACAACATTTTGTTGCGAAACTTGACGTTTCGCACAATGACGAACGCTGCGATTTCGTCACAATACACACTCTATGCCAATGGGCAAGGGCAAACCTATTGGAGCAATTCCGTGTCGCCCATCAATCATTCGTCGCTAAGTACCACGATCGGTGTATCATTTTCGACACTGTCAGGGGATCTCAGTAATGCGATCGAGTATCTCAGTACCAATATAAGTACTTCTATACACAATGCGATCGGTGGAATTGATGCTTCTATTAGTACACTTCAACACACCGTCGAATTTCAATCGACGCAAATTTATTCCACCAACGTCATACTTCAGTCAAGTGTCAGTTCCTTGTTAAACAATGATCAGGAGTTGTCAAACTCAGTTGCGGCTCTTAACAATCAGTTGAACATTGTCAGCAACAGCCTTGCGGTCTCTGTTGATGCGATCTACACGAGCACGATTCAATGGGTGAATAGCACTCTGTACGGATACAGTTCCTTTTCGACATTTTACGTACAAATCGCCGCCGTACAAAGTTCTGTAAATAGTGGCCTTTCCTCCTTGAGTACCTCTTTTGGCCGGCAAAACACAAGTACTTATAATTCCTTGACTGTAAATTACTTGTCAACCATCAATTACGCCACAACATCATCCATTAATTACACGAATCAGCAAATATCGTCGCTGTCTAGCGTTCTAGCTTTAAGTGTAGACTTGAGCACCTTTAGTTCTATCATTACGCAACAGTTGTTGAGCACATCGGCTGGACAGGCAAGTACCTTTACCTACGTGAATGGACTCGTATCTTCCTTCCTTAGTACCGTGTATTTTTCCTCCGTCGTTCCGTTTGTGAGTACTACACAATCTTATGGAAAGAACCTGTCCACACTAAGTGCACTCAGTACCTCCCTCTATTCAACCACAAATGCCTGGACCGCATCGTCCATTAGTACGAGTCAGGGATTACAGGATATTTACACCTTTGCCTATATCAATAGTGTTTCATCGGGACTCGCCAAACTTACGCAATCTACCACGACGCTGATCGCCGATTTTTCCACCTTTTCCAGCATCAATTACGTAGTGATTGACGGAATTCTTTCAACAAACGCGAGTCAAACGTCGAGCATCGTTGGACTTCAATATGAATTCAGCATTATCACAACAAGCAGTATTCTGGCGGGTATCTATGATTCCTTTATTCAATTGGAAGCCTATACATCGACGCTCATTGGAAGTACCATCCTATCGGTCAATATCTTTGAATCGACCCTGTACCAATCGACCGTGGCCCAGAATCAGTCGATTTCCAAAGCCTATTACAACTTTTTCGTTAGTACCTTGTACGCATCGACGCTCAGCACGCTAATTCCAAGCACCTTTGCGTTGACTTCCTCCCTTGTATCGTCTTTGTACAGCACTGGAACCTACTACATTACCTCATCGTTGGCCTCCACAACAATTGGACTCACCAACCAGTTTTACGCGTCGACGACTGCTATCACAACTGCTATTGTCTTGTCAACAGGAATCCAATTGAATTCAAGTATCATTGGTTACGTATCGACACCGATGGCACAACTATTTTCGAGCTATTCAACGCTACAATTTCAATCCATCTCCTCCTTCAATGGAACTGCGTCGACTACCTTGATATCTCAGTCCACCCTATTTGGACAACAACTGAGTTCCTTCAGTTCTCTCTACTCCTCGTCCTTCTCCCTGTATTTGGCACAATCAACACTCTATATTTCCTCTATAAACCAGTACAACACCATTTCAACACTGGGATACGCACAATTAAGCACGCAATCTAGTCTTTTTAACTCGTCCTTACTAACGTACTCGTCAGTTCTCACCAATTCATTAAACTCGACTAACGCGGCTATCTATGCTGCCACAACATCCTCGGCGACCTCGACGTTGAATTCGATCGAAACATCCACTACGGCTGCGTTTAATGAGTACATTACAAATCTGAATGCTCAAACGTCCACGGCTGCGTTCTCGAGTTTGTACGCCTTTCAAAATCTTACCCTGACGGGAACCAATTATCAGGCAACCATGGATATGATTGGCTTCCGCAATTTCACGATCCGCGTCTACGGCCTCCAGTCGACTCCCACCACCAACTATGCCATCAACTACCTGTCCAACGGTATCTCAAATCTTGACTACCGAAAAGGTATCATCACGCTCGACATTAGCACAGTCGGCTCCTATTACTCCAACAACAACGGGCAATTGCGCTTCGACGTGTATCGCTGGGGTCTTCCAACCAGCATTTTTGGAGCAATTTATCCTACAGTAACCAACTCGGATTATATTCTTCAATACGAATACACGATTCTCAATCAGGTCATCTACACCAACCTCTTGAACGTCTACCCTCGCTTATCGGCCAAGAATCCTCAAATCTTTCCCGTTGTACAAAACGTGGCCGTGGGAACGGGAGCCAATACCTTTAGTTTTGCGTATAGTTCTAACATCTTCTTACGCGGAACCCAGGTGGGGGTTAGCTGGTCTAACTACTCGTTCTTTCCCTTTGGTACGCTTGGCGCCCCTCCTTTCAATGCCGACATTCTTGTCGACGTGGTCATAGGAGGCACAACGATCGGAACTTATGGACCCTACCCGTTGTCCGTGTCATCCGCAACCTTCACGACTCCCTACCTCACGAATCAAACGAATCCCTTTGTAAGCACGACCGTCTTGACCTACATTGCCGGAAACTATGCCAATGCGAATTCGACGGCCTTTACAACCCTCATTCCTCAATTCAATCAGATACAATTATACACGTCTAACTATGCAAACGCGACGACTCGATTCATTGGCGGTACTGAACTTGTTGGAATTACCGATGCCGGTTATTATCCCTTCACCAATGCGACCGCAATATCTTACACGAATCCAGATGCAGTATATGGTCCTAATAATCTCTTTTCAGGAACACTCAACAAGTTAGGTTCCAATGGAAATGTGCCGACGGCCATTGTCTTAGGTGCGTCCAATGTATCTGGTCAGTTCTCGGAAGCCAGTGTCACCTATCCTGACTTTTACGTCAATCTTCCCAACTACTTTACCTATATTGGCCCGATTCAAGCCTTCGGATCTCCCTTCACCTTCACCTTCAGCAATGCTACAAACTTGTACTCGTTTTCCACGACAACCTTGACTCCCGTTGGCGGAAATCTGTACCGTATCTACAATCCCGGCATTCCGAAATCCGGTCCCACCTTCACAACGCCTGGCCAAACGTCGTATATCAAGTATAATTTTGTGCTTCCTAACACTCTTACATCCAACTCCCTTTACAAGCCGTCGACCTTTTTGGGTCCTCCCCTTCGTTATCCGAGCACTATAGCCGCATTTGCCAGTACAACCAAAGCAAACTATGGTGGAATAAACTTTCCTATTCCTAATGATGGTATTAGCACAATTTCCTACTATAACGTGACCTCCAATACCCCTATTACTCCTCTCGGTACAGCCATCGGACAAACATCCACAGCAGGAATGTTGATTGTTGCAGGTTTCACGGTGAACGGAATCACCTACGCAACCCGATTTAGCACGTCCGGTGCCACCACAGACGTCTTTCGATTCTAAACCCTAGGATCTACAAAGAGGTCTAGGCCCCTTGGTCTAAGCATTCTTTGAAGTTGTCTCTTCAAAGAATGCTTGCGAAGCATCCGAAAACGGGACAACCCATCCGCATCATGCGGATGGAGCCCAGTATTTCCACCAACAATAAAACCCTTGTTTGGATTCGTGCGTCCTTCGAGGCTAGCCCATGCTGGTCTCGCTATTTTACGGTGGTATCAGAACCCGAGGCTGTATCCAAGATCTTATCCGTAACGGCCATTGTTTTGCCGGCGGATGCGTCTATCGATGCCTGGCTCCCTCTGTTGCCGACCCTTGTTCACGACGATTCGTCCTGTCTCTTGTTTGCTCCATTAAGTGTCCTTGACGTACTCGGATCCCGTGGATTTACATCAGAACGATGCCTTTCGTTTGAAGACCTGTACGAAGGATATCCCTACCTCGGCGAACCTGTCAAGGCTACGGACCCCCTTGAAAAAGTCATCGTCAGCGTCGCCCACATTCTCCGTATGAATCGCATCTTATGGTCGTCGCCTGTCGATCGAGAGTCCTTGTCCTTTGGTCTCAAATCCCAGGTCGACGCGTGGACCCGTCACTGTAAAGGGGTGCTCACGCAAATTCCTGTCGCCGCAACGGATGCTTGTATTCCCAAGACGTGGTTGATTCAGCAATTTTTTCGACACGCCTCCAATCGCAGAAACAAGGAGATTCGCCATTGTTTGGAAAAAAACTTGGCCTGTCCTTGGATTGATCACATTGTTTTGTTGAACGAAATGGACTATCCTGAACTTCCCACAAATTCGAAACTTGAGTTCCGACGGCTGGAACATCGCATTACCTATTTCAGCGTCTTGATGGCTGCGCGGACCTTGCCTGCCGGTGATTTTGTGCTGTTTTCGAACGCCGATATTTACTTTGACGCAACCCTTGCATCGCTTTGGCAAATCGGATTGGCGGAGCAGCGCCTGTTTCTCGAATTATTGCGGTGGGAGGATGCTGGGACAGGGACAGGGACCCCTACCATCTTTGGACCCCGTGCTGATTCGCAGGACGCTTGGATCGTCGCGCGGAACTCCCTCGACTTTGTGCCGACAGAGGCCGAATTCGACTTTCCGTTCGGAAAGCCAGGGTGTGACAATGCCATCGGCGTCGCCATGCTTCAGAAACGATGTGCGGTTGTCAATCCGGCCTACACGATCAAAACCTATCACGTTCATGCGTCAAATCTTCGCACCTACGATCCTCAGGACGTGCTCTACAAACCCATCTTTCTTTACGTGGAGCCGACGGCCATTCAGCCGTTTGAGGTCGTCAAATCGTTGAAAGAACGCGGCACTGTTCCGGCGAACGTCAAACAGGCGTGGACACGAGGCCTCGGTGCCTCCTTTGCCCGCCCCCTTTTGGGGGCGAACGAAGCGGGGATTCGAACGATCTGTTCCATGTTGAAGCAGACCGGCACACAGTGGAATTTTTCCTACGAATCGGCGAACCTGTGGACTCCTCCTCCTCGCAACGAGTCTCTGTACTACTTTCAGGGCGGGTGCTTTGTGACGGCGGACGGTCTTGTATCGACGTTTCGCGAGTTACTTGTCGGCGACCATCCGTTTTGGATGTCGGGTTGGCAGGGAGCGCGCCAAAGTAGCCTGATGAGCAGTCTCCACGTGCCTCACATGATGGCCTTGCCGTGCGACGATGCGTGTGGCTCCTCGCTAAGTCAGTGGGTGCTTCGGTATCTTCCTCGCGCCCTTCGCTTGCGTGCCGTGTTGAAGGAGTGCGGGCAGGCGATTCCCGAGTTTCTTGTTCCAAAACTCGAAGATATCGGAGGCTTTCTTCACGACTGTCAGTGGGGCTCTGCGGGAGAGATTACAATGATTCCTCACATGAAGGACATGAATTACTACTCGGAACACGTGTGGGCAGTGCCTCCTGAAGAAGATCATACGCTGGTGACGTCCGAGGACATTGCCCTACTACGGTCCCTTCTTCCAGAGGAGGAGGAAGATGGAGCCGGTGTCGACGTTCGTGCGACGTACAAAGGTAGAGCGTTGCCCGCAAAGGCACCCTGTATGGCATTTTGCGTCGACGATAACAAGGACGCCGTATGTACGCGGGGGTGGGCAGAAGAGGTCGCCGACAAGATTTTACCCCGCGGGTGGAAGATTCAATACGTGTCTTCCACGGACTCGGCTTCCGTGCGACGCCGTGCGTTCGGGGCGGCGACCTGGATTGTGGGGTCTGGAAGTGCGTTAGATTGGATGTGGTATGCTAGGAAGGGCACCACGGTGCTCGAGTTTATGTCCGACGGGGCACCTGTCGGCGACAACATTCACTTGGCAGGGGCGGCGGACTTACGATACATTGTCGGGGTTGTCAAGAAGGAGCCGATTGTGTTCCAGCGACAAAATGCCTTATTAGAGGTGGGGAAGGCTGTGCGGGCCCACGGATTTCGCGACATGCTCGACATTATTCACGAGCAGCATACGGATCGACCTCACATCATTCTTCCGACTGGGTTAGCGGGAATGTGGGTCCACGGAGGAGACGGATTCCGCGAGATGGTCGAGGTGTGGAAGGAGCGAGGGTACGTTACGGTGGAAGCACGAGAGGACACGGGATTTTGCTGGTGGGGAGGAGTAGGAGAAATCATCTTGTACGACCGACCTACGCCTCGTTGGTGGGCGGATATTCCACCGTATCAAATGGCCTTGTTCGGTAATTGCCTGCCACCGGGTCCGCAGAACCATTTGTTGCGTCAGTCGGTCTGGGGTCACTGGCCTCGTTCGCCTCGGGCCGTCGAGGCCCTTGTAGAGCGAAAGGAGTCTATGAAAGACTACACGGAACGAACACTCGGCTCTGTCTTTTTGGGGCGAATCGAAAATGGGATCCAGCACGAACATCGTACCAAAGCAGATTGGTCTTCGGTGGTCGATCTGTTTTCGATGCCAAATGATTCGACGGGAGGAGCTTATCCTTACACCCAAGAAGAGTATCTGAAAACGCTTTGTGGGGCACGATTCGGCTTGTGCTTGCCAGGATATGGGGCAAAGAACAATCGTGAAGTCGAGTGCTTTGCTACAGGGTGCGTACCAATTGTGGTTGATGGCGTGGACATGAAGGGCTACCTTGTGCCTCCCAAGGAGGGGGTTCACTATCTGCGTGCCAAGACGCCGGCGGATGTGAAGCGTATCGTGGCGGAAACAACTGCCCTTGAATGGACGGCTATGTCTCTGGCCGGTCGTAACTGGTGGCACATGTACGCCTCGGCGGAGGGCCTATTTCGCCTGACATGGTCCCGCATCGAGCAATGTCGTCCGTATTTCAACGTGGGAATTCCGAAGACGTTTTAGACTCACGCGTCGAACAATTTCACGCCTTTCAAAGGATTGAAATTGTATAAAACAGGTTTATGCGTCTTCGTCGCACGATTGCGTGTATGGACCTTCCGGAAGAGTATTGATCATTCGAACGGTGACATGCGAAAATCCATACGCATCCAGAAGCGTTTTAATGCGTTCTTGGACGACGGTAGGATGAAACTCGTGAACCATCCTTTCTCTTATATATTCCTGCCTTTTTGTCTTCCGTTCTTCTTCTGTCGCAGGGCGAGATATAAACTGTTCGAAGGGACCTTCGTATCCGCATACCCATACCTCTTGTAAATCGTCAAAGGAAATATCTTCGTTAAAGACAATTTCGTGATAGGTCAAGGACGTATCCGGTTTACAGATAAGAGGGGCTTCTTTTTCAAAATACTCTCGGAGTTGATCCTTTCTGTACGATTGGATAGTAAAAGACTCGGGTGCCTTGTCCATATTCTTTTCCAGGTAAAAGGCGGGGGGCCATACCACTCCTCCGCAATTGCTGGTTGAAATATGATAATCATCATATATATTGAACAAGACGTTTGAGAACACAAGAAAGATAGGTCGCGCACAATTTCCAACAGTGACTGTATGCGTGGCATTACACTTCCAAAGAGGTTGAAGAAAGACGCCCTTATTCAAAGTTCGGTCTCGCACTACGATATTGTCTCCTGTCCGGGCCAATAACTTGCCTGTTTTTACGATGGCTTCAAAGGTTTCCATAGAGGTTCCGTGAATGAGACCATTCATATATGCGTTAATCAATCCGTCACAGTAAACCGATCCACTTCCCCCGTGTTTCCAGGATTTTCGAGAACGTGTCTTTGACCGTTTTCTGCTGTGGCCCGGCATCCTTCTATAGAATGTGATTATTAAGGGGCTCTACCCCTTCAACCCCGTCCTGAGTGCAGTGAGAGGGGGTCTGAAGGGGGCTTGCCCCCTTATTGGATCATCAACCGGCTCTTCATACGTGTATGAACGGCATCGGCGTCCACATCGCGTGCTGCGACGCGACGTTGCCGGGCGATTTCCGCCGCCTCCTTGGCCTTGTCAAAGGCCGCCACGGCCGCCGCCTCGTCGGCCGACAAGGGTTTCGGAGGAGCCCCATAGGCGCGTTTGGCTTCTTCCAGCGTTTGCGGACGTCCATCCGTGGTGGCAGTTGCCACCTCCTGACTAAAGGTCGACCCTTCTCCGTACGCAAACTTGAGATCCGTGTAGCCAATGCCGCCGGACGCAGGGGCTTTGGTGTATTGAGCCGGACGTTCCCCTCCTAGTTCAGCACCGAATCCTGGTGCCAACACAAGTTCGGACGGAGGACGATACGCCGACATCGCCGTGGTCGCTGTCTTCTCTGTACGCTGTGCCTCCTCCACAAACATCTTGTTGAAGACGTCCGCATTGTACTTGCCTCGCATTTGCTGTTGGCTCGCACCCCTTGCGGGTTCCTGAGACGAGAGCCACGATCCGTAGCCGTCGTCCTTTTCGGGGTCCGGCAACCGATTCTCCTCAAACAGTTTGTTGAACACCGTCATGTCCAACTTTTTGGGATTCAAGGCAATGGGGGCACGATCCTCGATCTGAAGGGCGTTTGTCGGTGCTGCGTGAGTCGTCGCAATCCCACGAGCCTTGAGGGCCGCCTCGCGTGTCACGGGAGCGGTAAACCGAGGATCCGATCCATCTGTCGCCGTCTTTGGAATCAATTTCTCCAACACTTCTTGAATGTATAGGAACGCCTTTGTAACGGCATCAAAGGCTTCTGGACTGCCTCCCTTATCCGGATGGACGCGAATCGCCGCCCGCTTGTAAGCTGCGCGGAGCGCTTCGTGCGTGAGCGGTTTTCCATCATCAATCTCTAGCACAGCGTAGGCGTCGTTAAGGGCGTCCAAGGCCCGTTTCGGAGGAGGGACGCGTGCGAGTTGTTGCTGTTGTTGCGAAGTAGGGCGTCGATGGTCTTCAATCGTCAACGTCGGAGGACCCGACACAATCCGATGTTGTTGAACAGGAGGAGCACGAGGAGGCACAGGAGGTGCGGGTCTCGGACTTGAAGAGGCCTGTGGAATCACGGAAGGCCACATGGCGAATTCTCCTCGTTGCGTGGCCGCCTTCCACTGAAGAAGTGCCGCGTACACATTGTATCGCTTTGCCACCGCCACGTATTCGGCTCCTGAAAGAAGGGTGTCCAGCATCTGAAGACGGGCCTCGGGGGCTTGAATGGAGGATAAATTAGCCCAAATGCGGGAATGTCGTTGATCTACCGAGAGTCCGGCTCCCATTTACTCTTTGGCACGGAGACTTTTCGGGAGTCTGACCGCACGGTCTTTACGACGGTCTAAATACCGGGCGAATCCTGGTGAACAGGGACCTCCCTATGCCGTGTCGGGTTTGTTATGGGGACGCGAGTGAAACGAATCCACTGTTGAGTCCGTGTGATTGTAAAGGAAGTGTGGAATTTATACATTTGCGGTGTCTGTACACTTGGATTCATCTTTCCAATAAAAAAAGATGCGAACTCTGTCTTGTAGCGTATGTGTTGGACGATTTGGCACTCGATACGGTTGTTACACCTCCCCCCTATATCTTGTGCTTCTCGACCCAAACGCACGTTATGTTTCTGGCGTGGCTATTCATGTACCTCGGATACTTGTTCTCAACAAACAATGCGGACCTGGGCTTCCTACAACCCGTCTGTCCCGCTCATCCGCTTACCTGGGCGAATCTGTGGTTGTCGATCAATCGCGCAATTCCTGTCGTGTTGTGCTTTTTTGCCTCCCTTCAAACCGTTGTTTTGGCACCGGCCTTTGCGCGAATCGTCGATAAACGACTCTACCTACAGTACCTTGTGTCCTCCCGAATGTGTCGCGGATTTCCCTTATCGCCTGGATTTACGGTCTGTTTAGTCGCCAAAGGGTTCTTGACTCTTCTTCGAGGGCCTATCCCGGTTCTCGGTACGATTCTTTTGTTGATGATCTTGCCGCAATTGTACAAGGTACACTGCGCAATTGTTCGACAAATGAATGCGGACCGATTGAGTCAGTACGTGATGGCAGACGTGGTGGAAGCCGCACGGCTTGAGAATCGAATCGCCGCGGAGCGAGCCACGGCGGAGGCGGTGGCGGTGGCCGCGGAGGCTGACGCGGCTGAAGGCGAAGCCGATGAAGAAATAGACGCCGAAGAAATTGAAACAAGTGACACCGACAATCTCCCGTTAGTAGTGAATGCGTGAGTGTAAAGATTCAAACTCGTAGACCTCCATAGAGCCAATGGAAAAACCTGTTCGAGAGAAAACGGCCAAAAACAAGCGGGCCAAGAAACATCCCGCAGTCGTTCAAGCCCTGCTGGCAGACTTTTACAAAACCCTGCCGACCCTGGGAAAGAAAGAGTTAGAAGAGGCCGCCAAATATTTTTCCGATCTGTACTACAATGAAGGTATTTCCTTAATCAGCGACGAAGATTACGACCGGTTAAACGAAACTCTGAAAACCAAGTTTGGCAAAGCCTTTGAAGTCGGCGCCGAAGTCGTTAAAAACAAGGTGAAATTACCCTACTTTATGGGATCCATGGACAAGTTGAAGCCCGAAAAGAACAACCTGGCAAGTTGGTTAGTTCGACACCCTGGAAAGGTCTGTATTTCCGACAAATTAGATGGCATCTCCGCCTTGTACGTCGAGGAAGGCGGGACAAAGGCCCTGTATACCCGCGGAGACGGAACAACGGGGCAGGACATTCGACATATGCTCGACCATATTCAAATTGGCGATCTTCCTGCGATGGAACGATGCGTTGTGCGAGGGGAACTCATCGTCAGCAAGGCCAACTACGAGAAAGTGAAGGAAGGGAAAAAGGGCGCGCGTCAAATGGTGTCAGGACTCGCAAATCAAAAGACGCTGACGGCGGAGCGCGTGGCCTTGATGAGGTTGGTCGAGTTTGTGGCATACGAAGTCATTGTACCCGAAGCCCTAACGCCATCCGCGCAATTCACCTTGTTAGACGCGCATTCCACCTTTCATGTAGCTCGTTGGACCTCCCGTTCGACCTTGTCGATTGAGACCTTGAGCGATATTCTGTCCTTGCGAAAAGAGGAGGCCGAATACGAAATCGACGGAATTATTGTGGCCCACGACGCCGTATACCCGCGCGTGGCTGGTAGAAATCCCGAACACGCCTTCGCGTTCAAAATGTCCTTCGCGGAACAACAGGCGACGACCGAGGTTATCGCTGTGTTATGGGAGGCATCCAAGGACGGGTTTCTAAAGCCCACGGTTCAGTTCGAGCCGGTCAACATTAGCGGGTTCACGATTCAGTATGCGACAGGATTCAACGCGGCCTTTATTCACGATAATGGTGTGGGACCCGGGGCCTATGTGGAGGTCATTCGCAGTGGCGACGTGATTCCCTACATCAAGACGGTCAAGTCAGCGGCGGCGGGGGGGCCTCAGATGCCGGCCGCCAAATGGCATTGGAATGAGACACACGTGGACGCCGTGCTAGACGACATCGCAGGAGATGAGGGAGTCCAAAAGAGTGTGCTTCTGTATTTCGCCAAGACGCTCGACATTGCGTTTTGCGGTGAAGGAAACGTTGCGAAACTCTACGCGGCGGGGATTCGCACGATTCCTCAGTTGGTGCGTGTGACGGAGGCGGAGATTGCCTCTCAGTTTGCTCCGGCCTCAGCCAAGAAACTGGTCGACAGCGTACGAGAGGCAACTGCTAAGGCAACCCGTGTAATG